TATATACTTTGGTTATGACACCCTTAACCGTTTCTATGGTGTAGAAGCTGGTGTAGGAGAATCATTAGACCGTATAGGTACACTAGATGGCAAGACAGGTGCTATGGATAAACGCATAACATCTGTAGAGACTGTAGCCCAGCGCAACCTTACTGAAGTAGATAATGAGTTAAGCAGTGAGATTATAACGTTAGACTCTTTAATCCTAACTAATGTACAGGAGCTAGAAGGTAAACTCATAGTTCGTATACAAACGTTAGAACAAGCTATAGCTGATAATGATGTAAGAGGTTTAAACCAGAAGCTTGCCCAGTTAACGACTAACATGCAGCAGATACTAGAACAACAGAAGCTACTACTAGACTTACGTAGTCAGGTAGATAAGGCTACAACTATAACAGATGGATTAGGTGATACTCTAGATACACTACAAACTGAAGTAGATGATATTTGGAAAGCCTATGATGAATTAGCGGATAACCCTTTATAAAGGTACTAAATAATGGCAACAACTAAAAATGTAGAACGGTTACCTAGTGGTAAGTTAAAGTATAGAGGTGAAACTTTTCCTGGATACAACAAACCTAAGCGTACACCCAGTGCATCTAAGAAGTCTGCTGTATTAGCTAAGAAGGGCGATGAGGTAAAGATAGTACGTTTTGGTGATCAAAACATGTCTATAAAAAAAGATAACCCAGAAAGACGCAAGAGCTTTCGTGCACGTCATAAATGTGATACAGCTACAGATAAGTTTACGGCACGTTACTGGTCTTGTAAAGCGTGGTAACAATGACAAAGAAAACACCTACACCTACAGACACGAAGTTATATAACCAGAAGAAAGCTCTGGCTAAGAAGAAGTTTAAAGTATGGCCCAGCGCATATGCGTCTGCTTGGCTTACTAAGGAGTATAAAAAAGCTGGGGGTAAATATAGTGGCACAACAAAAAACAAGGTCACGTAGTCAACACGTTCTTGTAGGGCGTAGAGGTTTTTCTAAAGGTGGTTTAGGTAAATGGTTCGGAGAGGAATGGACAGATGTTAAAACAGGTAAAAAATGCGGTAGGTCGGGTACTTCAGAAAGTGGTAGACCTTATCCTGCGTGTCGTCCCAAAAAAGTGGCGAGCAAAATAAGTAAGAAGGAAGCGGCTAAGAAGACAGGACCTGCTAAGGTTAAGTGGTCTACTACAGCCTCAGGGAGAAAAAGAACATGAAAAAGAAATGCCCTGTATGTAAAGGTAAAGGTTGCTCCCATTGTGGAGGCAAAGGATATCACACAAATATGAACAAAGGTGGAATTATGAACAAAGGTATGAAAGCTCTTAAGAAAGAAGCACCTGCTGTAGCTAAGAAAATGGGTTACATGCATGGTGGTGATGCTAAGAAGATGGGTATGAGTTATGGTGGCATGACTAAGAAGCCTATGAAGATGAACAGAGGCGGTATGTGCGGTGCATCTAACCCAGCATCTAAGCCTATGAAAAGAGGTTAACTAGATGAAGGTTTATGAAAAATATAAATCTGCTCTAGCTAAGCATGGCTACACAGTAGATGTAGATGGTTGTGTCTGGGATGAGCGAGGCAACCAAGCTGCTATGGAAGATAGATTTGGTAATGCTTTTTGTAATGATCCAAACGTAACAGATATTTGTAGAGCTGCTGAGGTGTCTAAGCCTAAGAAAAAGGCTAAAGCACCTGAGGGTAAGAAACGTGCTCGTACAGCTAAAGGTCACTACGTTAAGGATGATCCTAATACGCCAGAGAATGAAGCGTGGGTTGATGAGTAATGAGCTTAGTTAATCAGGGTAAATCATCACGTATTCGGTCTGTATACGGTCACAATACTGGTACAAGCACGGAAGATGTGTATACTTGCCCAGCTAACTGCGTTTCTGAAGTTACTTTTATACATATAGTTAATGGTCAAAGTAGTGGAACAAACACAGTTGATATAACTTGGTATGTAGCTGCTGATAATTACACCTCAAAGTTTTTAAACGACAAAGGTGTAGCACATAATGAATCAGTTACTCACAATGATATAAATATAGTACTTCAGCCTGGTGATAAAATACAGGTAACTCCTTCTTCCTCTGGACACATAGATACTATTGTTACAGTAACTGAGACCTTTTTACCTGTAGGTTAACGGGTATGCATAAACAGATGTACTAAGTTATCACTAAATAAGTATAACTATCTCCGCACACAAACAAAGGAGATAGTGATGCTAAACTTTTTACAACGCGGCTTTAGGGCTGTACAAAGAACACAACAAGCAAGAGCAGATCTTTGGTTACTTAACAATATGAGTGACAGAGATTTACACGACATAGGCATTAGCCGTGGCGAGATAAGAGAGCATATATATGGCGAGAAATCTAACCGAAAAACAAAACAAGTTTCTTGAAGTATTATTCGACGAAGCTAATGGTGATGCTGTTACAGCTAAAAGGTTGGCAGGTTACGGGGACAACAGTAGCACTACAGCTATTGTTGAATCCCTAAAGGAGGAGATAGGCGAGAAGACTCGTACCTATTTTGCTCGTACTGCCCCTAAAGCTGCAGTTGCTATGGTAGGTGCTCTTTCTGATCCTACTGAGCTAGGCATAAAAGAAAAAATGGTTGCAGCAAAAGACTTGCTAGACCGCGCTGGACTTGGTAAAGTAGATAAAGTGGATGTCACATCAAGCGGTGGCATCTTTTATCTACCACCAAAAGAAGGCACAAACGAATAAGTATTCCAACAAGAGACCTAGGATTCTGGCAATTACCAAAACCATCCAAGGGCAACGAAAAAGAATGGCACACGATAGTACGTGTAACCTCAAAGATACCGTGGGGGTATGTCCTAGCTCCAGATAATGACAAGCTTTTATTGCCTGTTCATCTGGAGCTTGAAGCTTTAGAGCTTGCAAAGAGGCATCTTAAACAGTATAGTTATCGTGCAGTAGCACAATGGCTGAGCAAAGAAACTGGTCGTTATATATCACATATGGGACTAAAGAAGAGAATCGAAGTTGAGCAAAAACGTAGAAAAGCATCTGCTATTAAACGCAAGCTTGCCAAGTGGCTCGAAGAAACCATTACGGAAATCGAAAAGCTCGAAACCCAAGGGGTCGGGGCATACAGAGATTCAAGCAAAAGCAGTTGAACAGATAGATATCCCTAGGGAGACTGTTCCTGCTCAAGTAGTTTCTCCTGAGTATGATGAGGACTTAGCACAAGAGATAGTGTTCAAGCCTAACCCCGGCCCCCAAACTTCTTTCCTGAGTTCATCAGAGAGAGAAGTACTATATGGAGGCGCAGCTGGTGGAGGTAAATCATATGCCATGTTGGCTGACCCTCTACACGGACTAAATGATCCTAACTTCTCAGGACTACTTGTACGACACACTACAGAAGAACTAAGAGAACTAATACAGAAGAGCCAAGAACTATATCCACGTGCTATACCCGGTATCAAATGGTCTGAACGTAAATCACAGTGGACTTCACCTAGAGGTGGTAGACTCTGGATGTCGTACTTGGATAAAGATACAGACGTTACAAGATACCAAGGACAGGCTTTTAACTGGATAGGCTTTGACGAACTTACACAATGGTCTAGTCCTTACGCTTGGGACTACATGAGATCACGTTTACGTAGTTCAGCCCAGCACTTAGGTTTGTACATGAGAGCTACTACCAACCCAGGTGGCAGCGGTCATCAGTGGGTTAAGAAAATGTTTATTGATCCTGGACCCTCTAACGAGCCTTTCTGGGCTACAAATGTTGAAACAGGGGATACTATTACATACCCTGATGGACACAGTAAAGCTGGACAGCCATTGTTCAAACGTAGGTTTATACCTGCATCACTATTTGATAACCCATATCTTGCTGAGGCAGGTGACTATGAAGCAATGCTACTGTCACTACCAGAGCACCAAAGAAAGCAACTCTTAGAAGGCAACTGGGATATTAATGATGGAGCCGCTTTCCCAGAGTTTGACAGAACCAAACATGTCATTGACGCTTTTGAAGTTCCCGAAAGCTGGGCTAAGTTTAGAGCTTGTGACTACGGCTACGGATCTTATACAGGAGTTATCTGGTTTGCTGTTGCACCAGACGAGCAACTCATTGTTTATAGAGAGTTATATTGTTCTAAGGTTACAGCTACAGATTTAGCGGATATGATTTTAGACTTAGAGAAACAAGATGGTGGTATGAGATACGGGGTGCTAGACTCTTCTTTGTGGCACAACCGTGGCGACACGGGACCATCACTAGCTGAGCAAATGATTATGAAGGGTTGTCGTTGGCGACCATCTGATCGCTCTAGGGGTTCGCGTGTCGCAGGTAAAAACGAAATACATAGGCGGTTACAAGTCGATGAGTTTACTGAGAAGCCTAGGTTAGTATTTATGAACAACTGCACTAACACTATAGCGCAGATACCAAGCATTCCTCTGGATAAAAGAAACCCAGAAGATGTAGACACTCACGCAGAGGATCACTTGTATGATGCTTTACGTTACGGTGTTATGACACGTCCACGCAGCAGCATTTGGGATTTCAACCCAGCAACACAACGCACAGGCTTTCAAGCTAGTGATACAACATTCGGGTATTAATAAATGGCAGAACAAGAAGAAATGTTTGAAACAGATGAAGTCGTAGCTGCAGAAGACAGTACGGATAGTATCTTTGAACAAAAAGATAGTGTAGTAGCTTTTGTACAAGAGCGATACAAACGAGCAGAGGATGCACGTTATGCTGATGAACAACGCTGGTTAAAAGCTTACCGAAACTATAGGGGCTTATACGGCAAGGATGTACAGTTTACCGACACTGAGAAGTCACGTGTATTTGTTAAGGTTACTAAGACTAAGACACTTGCTGCATATGGTCAGATTGTAGATGTACTATTTGGTAACAACAAGTTCCCACTATCTGTTAACCCTTCTGTATTACCTGATGGTGTAGCAGAAGCAGTACACGTTAATATAGATCCTAAAGCTCAAGCTGCAGGTGATGCACTAAAGCCTGTGACTGAAGATAAAGCTTCTGGTTCTTACCTTCTTAATGGTGATACTTCTCTAAAACCTGGTGAGACTCTTATGGACTTACAGGCACGTATGGGTGGTTTAAACAGTAAGTTAGAAGCTGTATCAGATAAGATTATTGAGGGCGACGGAACTACACCAGCTACCGTATCATTTCACCCAGCTATGATCTCAGCTAAGAAGATGGAAAAGAAAATCCATGACCAGCTGCAAGAATCAGGCGCATCTACACACCTACGCTCTATGGCGTTTGAGATGGCACTACTTGGCACAGGTGTTATGAAAGGTCCTTTCGCAGTAGATAAAGAATACCCTAACTGGAATGATGAAGGTGAGTATGATCCGTTAGTCAAGACAGTACCTGAGTGTAGTCATGTATCTTCTTGGGATTTCTACCCAGACCCAGAAGCTAAGTCTATGAATGATGCAGAGTATACTGTTGAACGCCATAAGATGTCACGTACACAACTACGCTCGTTAAGAAGTCGTCCTTACTTCATGTCTGACTCAGTTCAGATGGCAGTAGATAAAGGTGCTGACTATATACAGAAATACTGGGAAATGACTATGGAGGATGATGATACACAACCAACCTCTGAGCGTTGGGAAGTATTAGAGTTCTGGGGTTATGTAGATA